GCGTAACCCTGGTTCCCACGGGTATGCGTATGATCATTCAGCCAGGGTGGAGTGGAGAGGTTAGGCTGAGAAGTTCACAAAGTCTGAGAAATTTGATCATTCCTAACGCTCCGGGTACTATTGACTGCGATTACCGAGGAGAGATAAAAATAATCCTAGCTAATCGCTCCCATGAACCCATTAAAATTGAGGAGGGCGAGCGTGTCGCCCAGATGGTTATTTCCCCAGCTATCCAGGCAAGATTGGTGAGAATTCCCGATCTGGATGTCTTTAATACTGTAGACGAAGCCTCCAATTCATCAGGCTCCAGAGGAGTCTCTGGCTTCGGTTCGACAGGTAAGAAATAATGACCCAATACTCATTTCAAGAATCTACACAACAAGGTATTCTGTGCTTGTCGAAGTATGATGAGAACTTTCTAGTTCAAGTCATGCCGATGATCAAAGCTGATTACTTTGAGTTTCCTAGCCACGGGCGCATTTGGGATTCGATTGTTTCCCACTACCTAAAGTATAAGGAAACTCCAAACGATGATCAGATCATCGACTTCGTAAAGACCGGGAAATCCGACACCGAAAGGTTGTCTGATTACATTTACGAACTAGAGCAAATCAATAAGCTAGACATTCAAGCGGAGGCTAACCCAGAATACTACATTGATCTGGTAGAGGAGTTCGCCAAAGAGCAGTCAATTAAGTCTGCCATTCTAGAATCGGTTGATCTTATCAAAGGCAAAAAGTTTTCCTTGATCGAAGATAAGATTCGTTCAGCCCTCAATGTAGGGAGAACGGTTGATCTTGGTCAAGACTATATTGATGACTACGACGAGCGTATTGAGAGACTAAGCAATAAGTCTATTGCTCCCTCTTTTAGAACCCCATTCGACACCGTGAACTACGAGCTAGAAGGGGGAATGTGCCGCAAAGAGTTTGCAATGGTAGTCGCACCTCCAGGCGTAGGCAAGTCTATCTTTCTCGTCAATCAATCAGTTAGATCTATCCTGGATGGTCACAATGTTCTTTATGTATCCCTTGAAATGAGCGAGGATCGAATCGCGCAACGAATTGATTCGATCCTTACTCGTACCAAGCTATCGGAGGCAAAGGAAAACAACTCGGTTGTCGCGTATCGCCTCAAGGCAATCCAAGACAAGCTGTCAGAGAGTGGTAAAGAGATGGGCAAACTCAAAATCAAAGAGTTTCCAACTAAACGACTTACTGTTCCCGCTCTTAGAGCTTACATGAATCAGTTAGAGAACTATGAAAAATTCAAACCTGATGTTCTTGTAATTGATTACCTGGAACTAATGACTGGGGATGACACCATGTCTGAATATCAGATTCAGGAGCGTTTGGCTCAAGAGCTTCGTGGTATTGCAGTTGAGCATAATTTATTGCTATGGACTGCTACCCAAACTAACCGAGAGGGGCGCAAGGTGGAAACCATTACCGATACTGAGCTTGCTGATTCTTACGGCAAGATTCGTGTAGCCGACCTTTCATTCTCCATCAACCAGCGCGAAGAAGAGTTCGACAAAGGAGAAGCTAGAGTGTACCTAATGAAGTCCCGCAACGGACGCGCTAGATATACCGTGCCGATCAGGGTAGACTACTCTAGATTAATCATGTCACAAAAATGAGCTTCAACAGACCAGCTATAATCCTTTACGGAGGTAAGGTATTTAATATAAAATACACTACTAACACACTCAAGACGGAAGATACTTGGGGCTATGTAGACTTCGGAAAAAATGAGATTTTGATCTACACCAAAGGTATTCAAGAAATCTCTATCGCAGAGACGCTTCTACATGAGTGTTGGCACATCGTAATGGAATATGCTGGTATGGGAGGCTCAACAGAAGGTGAAATGCCAACACCAACTAACGAGTATCTCGCCGCTCTTTGCGGGTGTGGACATTTCATGCTACACGCCCAGAATCCAGAGCTTATCGCGTATATAAACGAGGTATTACTTACACAATGAACGCATCTAAAGAGATTATTGAAACATACGAAACGCTGGAGGATAAATACCAGCAGTATGTAAAGGCTTACACAAGCCTAGACTCAAATAGCGTAGACTCCCTATTAGAGAAGCTACCTACACACCACGCTTTCTTTGGTGGAGTTTACGCTTACGCACGGTCACTATATGACCAATCAGTTGCTGCTGTGGAACGAGTAGAAGCTGAACTAAAAATTAAGTTCCGAAACCAACTACTAACCGAAGGAAAAAAGGCAACTGTTGACGCTACAACATCTGAAGTTCTGGCTTCCCCAGAGTTTCAATCTGTTAAAGCTGCATCAGAAAAAGCTCAGTACAAAATGCTCTTGGCAAAGAACTTGCTCAACAGCCTGGAGTACGCAAGAGATATGCTAATTCAAATTTCCGCTAACCGAAGAAACGAATCAAAACTAATATAATGTCAATTGACCTAAACAAACTACGAGAAAAGTACGCCTCCCTAAACAAGCAGGGCGGCGGAGGCAACCAGGACTTCCTTGAGAAGTTCTTCATGCTAGACGAGGGTGAGGCGTATGTACGCATCTTGCCTTGGGATAAGGATGACCAGGAATGGTACGCCGAAACCGCCATCCACAGAATCAATGGTCGCAACTACCATTGCCGCAAGGTTCAGGATGAAGAGTGTCCCGTGTGCGATGCTTACTTTGCCGCGTGGAAGCGCATTGAGGCTACTGGTGGTCGTAACGCAGGAAACAATGAAGACGCAGCCTCTGCTGCTCGCGCTCTTCGTGCCAACAAGCGTTACTACCTCAACTGTATCGACCGTCGCAATGGGGATGTAAAAATTCTTTCTATTGGGCAAAAGCTGTTCAACAAAATTCTACAGACCGCCCTTGATGAAGATTACCTTGGGGACAACGAGGAGAGCGTTTTTGACCTTAAAGAAGGTAACGATCTAAAGGTTGTAAAGGAACTAATCGGAGGCTATCCTAACTACGATAAGTCTTCGTTCCGTCCGAAGAAAACTCCTGCTGCATCCGAAATGGAGACTAATGCTGCTATGGAATCCCTTCATAACATCCACGGACTTGTTAAAATCGGAGACTACGCTGAAATGAAAGAGTTTGCCGAGGAGACATCTACCCTAATCAACCAAATCATCAGCCCTTCAAGGTCTTCCGAAGGAAGCTCCGAGGGAGGCTCTAAGTCTGAAGATGGTAACGAGGACTACCTATCTCACCTTTCAGGTGATCTGAAGTTCTAAAACCTAACATTAAAAAGGCTCCGTTCCCATTCCGGCGCGGAGCCTTATTTTTTGAAAACCTTCGGCAGTAACACTACATAGAATATGAACTGTAAGGTTTGCAATAAAGATTTACCGCAAGAAAGTTTCTTCTTTCGATTGGATACTGGTAAGTATCGCTCAGACTGCAAAGACTGTTGCCGAGAAGCTGCTAAGATTCGCAGAAGGTTATCAGGAACTCCATCAAGGGAGGACTGGCTAAAATCAGTTACTAAGTATAACACTAAGGAAGAAAGGAAGGAAGCCGCTAGGAAACGCGCAAAACAGTGGTATATGGATAATAAAGGTAAATTACCTTAAAGAAATACGACTAAACAGACTTTAACTACTATAACAGGCCACACCCCTAATAAACAAAACATACGATGAATATCGAAGATTTAGAAAAGACGGAGACTAAGGAAACACCCGCCATTTCGACAAAGCGCAAGCTACGCATTCTAGCTTGCCCGTCGAATCACGGCGGGTGTTCTTAGGTATCTTATTACCGAATTTTAATGCCAATTAAGAAGTTGGTAGAAAAGTATCCTGATGAAGTTGAAGTTAGATGGGATGACAACCCGCTTCAATGGGACAGGGAAAAACAAACTATGACCCCCTCTGGCTTTCAATATGAAAACTTTAAGTGGGCGGATATTGTGTTTACTCAAAACATTCATAACTTTGGAGGAGGCTACACAATAGAGATTCTAAAGCAAGGACACGCTCACGGTTGCCTGACGCATTTTGATACAGACGATCTTCTTACTAATCTTTATGAGGGGCATAGAATGTATGAACTGTATAAAGAAAAGAATCTCTCAGAGCTAACCAAGTATGTCTATAACAATGTAGATCTTGTAACTGTTACGCAAGCTAAGTTCGCTCAGAGAATCCAACCTCATGTTCGCGGATGTTTGGCAATCATAAAGAATGCAATTGATTTTGATCTTGACTGCTGGAATAATCCTAGAGTCGAAGCTAACAAGGTAACTAGGTTTGGATGGGCAGGGGGTATTCATCACGATGTTGATGTAAAACAGTTCCGAGGAGTACCCCACATCGTCAACCAAAAGGTAGGCATGGAGAAAGTACACTGGGGCTTCTACGGTAGACCTCTTCCTCCTATGGTGGATGGAAAGCCAGATTGGGAAGAGTGGCAGCAAGATGTCTGGAGAGGTTACGAGAAGAATCTATCCTTTGGCATGGGAGCTAAAGCTAACTACAATGTTTTTACCGCCCA